GCACCATTCTTCATTTCAAGGCTTCCCATACCACGACTTGACACTCCTAATTGAACACCACCTTCGACAAGACCTTTCACAATCTTACCCATAGGGGTATCTAAAATAAGTGCTTTTCCTAACACATTATTACCATCCCATTTAAGTTCAGTAATTCTGTGAGAAACTTTATCCAAATTAATGGAAGGTCCATCAGGGTGATTTAGCTCACCAACTGCACGACCTGTAATTACTTGCTCGTTAACGAATTTGTCAACGGCCTTTGTAAGAACTTCTCTAGTATAAATTCTACCATTCTTGTTCTTATTCTCAGCTTGCATAAAGACACCTTCTAAAAAGGTACTCTTCTTACCAGTTTTTGCATCCTCTTGGATAGAATAACCTAGCTGATTCTGAGTATATTCTGTGATTAACTTCATTTATGCTCCCATTAATTTGATGAATTCTGTTACTGCTTTCTCAGCAGATGCTTGATCTTTATACGAGTCAAGCTTGAGACCGTCTATATACAGATTAAACTTCTTGCTTCCCGCTTTCTGTTGTGTTATAACCGCCTCTACGTTTTTCTTTTTGCCAAGCTTTTTCATTTGCTTGACTACTTTTTCTCCACCACCGAGCTTTAATTTAGCTTCTAATACCTCATTAAATGATTCCTTAAACGTCAGCATCCGCTTCTACTTCCCCTGTTTCTGTCTCCATCGCAGGCTCTTCAACTGCAGGAGTATCATCAGATGCTCCATACATTTTAGAAGCAACTTCTTGTTTATGATTATCTAATGCGTCAATCAATTTATCATGCATAATACTATTAAAAGTATTGTTGCTTGCTTGCGCATCACCCGATTTTATATTATCAATTAAGTCTCTTGTGCTCATAATCTCTCTGTTAAGTATTTATAAAAATGTTTATTTCCAGTAAACTTTTTGTATACAATATGTTTATATAGCAGCATTACTCAAATCAGGGTTAATATCACCCGGTTCTATAGGATCTTCTTTGTTATCCTTAGCGATTTGTTTAATAGCCTCATCATCCAATTTAAGAATATTTCTACGTACCCAATCTTTAGACCAGAACGTACCAATATATTCATCCATCATTTGTAGAGTTTCTATACGTTCTTTAAGGATTTCAGCATCCTTAAGTTCAGCATAATAGTTATCTCTGGAAAACTCAACTACTATATGTTCACGGATATTTACCCAGTCACTTGGCACAATAATCTTTTTAAGGATTAACTGCCTTTTCAGTGCTTCATAGAATAGTGTTGAGAATTTATTACGAATACGATCAATAAATTTCTGGAATTTAAGTTCGTCACGCGTAATTTCTGAAGATCGACCGATAGAAAATGCATCTGCTTCAGTCAATCTTGACATAGGTATATTTAAAGACCTATATAATTTGTTTTGGAAGTATTGAATATCTTCAATCTCACCTAGATTTGAACCACCTGGAAGAGTATCGATTTCAGTACCACGACCACCCTCTCTACGTGGTAACCAGAAGTCTTCCATAATATTACGATGAACTTTCTCATCTTTAATATTACCTGTAGAAGGATCATATACGATCTTGTTACGATATCTATTCATCGTATTATTCAAATATTCTTCTGCTTTACCTTTAGGTAGATTACCAACGTCTATATAAAATATACGTCTTTCAGGCGCTCTCGATATACGATAGATGACAAGTGAGTCTTCCATCATACTTAATTGGTTAATAGGTTTAAGGGCTTTATTTAAGTAGCCAATAACCTTATTGCGTTCTTCGTTTAATAGACCTGAGTTAACCTGAATAATAGCATCGGTATTAATACGTAATCCCTCACCAGACTGTGTCATCTGATCATCTTGATACAAATAATATTCTTGTACATCTCTTACAAGATCAGCGCCAGTCTTTGGATCTTTAACCTTCTCAGTTTCTTTGACCTTACGAATCTTTGTAGGATCTATCTGCCTTAATTCAATTATACCTGCTTCGGTCTTATTCGGATTAATAATAACATGATAGAACAAACGTCCATCAATATACCAACGTCTAAATGTATCGTATGCTGTATTCGAGAAGTTAGTTAAATTAAGAACTCTTTGGAATTCATCTTGTATAAGATCTTTAACTTTATCTGCTTGGTCTAAGTTATCAAGATTTAATTTAGCAATAACACCGCCTTCATCTGTAATAGCTTCATTACATATATCTTCAATAGCCATATCCACTTCAGGATATGTGGCTACCGAACGGTATTTCATGATTAATTCTTTGTCGTTTTTATACTGATCTCCATTGAGATCCATATATTGACCAAAGTATCCACCGGTTGGTGATATCTCGTATGCACCATCCTCGTTGTCTGGTGTAAACGATACAGGCTTTTTATTTGTTTCTATTGATTTTCTTTTAAATTCAAAACCAAATAGTGATCTGCTTTCTGCCATAAAATTTTTATTCCTTTAACACTCTTTTCTAAATATTATTTATAACACTTAGAAAAGAGTGCCCGAAGGCACTCCTTAATGTTATATCGATGATTTACGTTGTCTTATTAGACTCCCAGTATTGTACTTGAAGTTCAACTTCAAACTCTTCAATAGCATTCTCACTATCATAACTTAGTTCAATTGCACCTAAGTTAGTAGGGAAAGTACCACGAATGTTATAAGTTTTCTCTACTGTACCATCTTTATCTAGTTGTTCAACTATCATATCAGCCATATAAGAACTAGGTTGTGTTAAACCTGTATTCTGTTTATGTTGATTGATACCATTCATCCACTGTTCAAAAGAATTACGTACATTAAAGTCCGTATCATTAATAATAGTAACTGACCATGGATCAAACGTTCTATCACCAGCTATCTGCAATTGACGACCCCTAAAAGGAACCGTAATTGGAGCAATTGTGCTTGCTGGCATTGAAGTCGCTTTACACATGTAAGATGCCAACTCAACATTCGCAGTTACATAGCTTGGAAAAGCCATTGTTACTTTGAATAAATTAGGTCTAGCACCGCCACCAACTAGCTTGGCTTTCATATCATCTACGCCTAATATTGCCATCTTTAATTACCTCCCGCGATTTCACTAAACTCAACCCCAGTTCGTGTAGCAATGAAGTTAAGTGTAATGTAGTTAATAGATCTTGCAGGTTTAATGAAAATGTCAGCAACAAACTTATTAGAATCTATAATAGCACCAGTGTTATTAGTACCATCACAAACAACCTTAAAGTCTGTAATACCTCTACGACCCTGAACATCTCTTAAGAAAGGCTCAACCATATTTCTAAATTGTGCCCTCGTAAACTCATCATTAAATTCGAATAATGATGCTTTCGACGCTGTACTTACTGCCTCCTCAAGAACAATGAATAGTCTCCTAACATTAATTCTATCAAACGCACTTGGCTTAGCTAGTAATGTTTTATCACCAAACAGAACAGTTCCTTGACCTGGGAAAGTAACAACTGGGTTTACACCCGTCTTGTATAATGCATCTCTTTCCGCTTGATTAGGGTTCCATGCTAGTTTAGTAACGTTACGAACATTACCTCTTGTAAATCCAGCCGGTGAGAACCATGCATCAGCAACTAAATCAGCGTTTGCTGTTAGTCCCGCTGTTGATCCTGCCGCACAAATCCAACGATATACATCATTGTACTTGTCATACACATATAGAGAACTTGAATCTGCAAAGCCATAAGACGTTGAAGTTAAAGCTGTTCTCCATGCTGCTACATCTGTAGCCGGTGCCGCTGCGTTTACTGTAGCCGCTCTCTCAGGAGAGACAAAGCCTACCGCATCTTTTCTTGCTGCCGTTAAGGCAGTTATATAATTACTTAATGTTCTTGTATCAGCTGCACTCAATCCTGAGTTTGCTTGGAACACTAAGTTAACATCTACTGTCTCTGCATCAGAGAAGAGATTGTATGCTGCTGTAGTTTCACCTACAGTTAGCGTGTTGTCATCAATACCACCAGTTAATGCAACGAAAAACGAAGCCACAGTAACAAACGCGTTGTTTGTAGCTGATTGACCTGCTTTAGTCATTGTTGATTTGTGATTACCGACGAAGATCCAATCGGATCCGTTATTGATAACATCTTTATAGTATAACGTAGAACCATCTGATGATTTAACATCGCTGGCTTGTGACAAATAAGTCCAATATTCAAGTACTGTTCCTACCGCACCTGTTATTGTACCATCTACGTCATAAACCCATAAATGCATTTCATCATTTGAACCACCAACTGCAGCTGCTCCCGCAGTTGTTCCTGGCGCGCTTTCAACATGGCTTGATTGCCACGCTGTCATTGTTTGCCCAGCAGTGATGATCGATACTCCTACCGCATTACCTATAGTACCAGGGTGACGAGCTTGTACGTAATCTGCCGCCGCTGGTGATTGACCGTCAAATACGGTCTTGTTTTGTGTTAGAATTCCAGTACCTGACGCTGTCGCGTTACGTGCTGAAGAACCAACTGCTCTAACAACTTTTAGATTGTTGCCATAGCTTAAGAATTGACTAGCAGACAAAACACTTTCGAACGTGCTTGCATCTGGCTCGCCAAACTTATCAACCAATTCTGTTTCCGATGTAACAGTAGTAATCTCATCAGCAGGGCCCCACTGGAATGCTCCAGCCATGGCTCCTATAGTAGACGATACTGACGGAACGACATTGGTCAAATCGATTTCTTTTACCTGTACTCCAGGCGAAACTAGATTAGCCATCTAAACTCCTTCATGTTAATTATAAGATTTATCATAATACGTGCATTTCTCAATATACTTATTTATACTTATTAAGGTTTATAGGTTTCCCAGCCTGCCCCAAACGGATGATGACCATCTTCTCTTTCAGGCATAATACCTACTGGTATGACTTCATCTTCTAATTGTTGTACTTTTTGCTTATATAATAGGTGTTTCATATTAATATCGGTTGATTCAGCAAAGAATGGTGTAGATGTAAACCATCCAAACATCACTAAATTCATCATTAAATCATCATATGAGTTAGAATCTGCTTGGTAAGATCTACCTTTTGCTACAAATGTACTCATTTCTCGTATAGTTTCTTCATCTTTTACAATAAGTTTCTTTTGTTCCATAATGTCACGAAGGTTAGAACATCCGATTCTTTTAACTTTACTTGTCATTGTAACACCGATTGCATTTGCTTTTACCATAGATTCTACAAATACGTTCTCATATTCTAAATCATAATATAAACCATTACATACAACTTGGCCTGCATCGTTTGATTCAACTACTACATGAGCTTCATTATAATGCGTAGCATATTTGTATAATAAATCGGGGAATAGTAAAGGACTTATCATATTATCTCGATATGTACATACTTGTACGAATGGGTTTACACTTATATCTATAATTGTAAATGTAGAATAGTCTTGGCCTCTTCCACGAGATACATCAACAAACATGAGGTAACTATGATCTTCCTCAGGATGGTCAAAGATCTTTACACTATTAAATATTTCTAATGGGTTTGTAGATCTTAACGCTAATAATACATCAGCAGATATTAAAGTATTTCCTGTGCCGTGAAAACTATTACCAAATTCTTGGTCAAACTGAAGTTCAGACGTATTTTCAATAGTCATTTTCTTCCATTCTTCATCTCTTCCTGGTACATCCCACCAATCTACACGAGTCGGTGTAAATTCATTCGTTCCTTGTACAGCACCTTCATATAGTTTATGATACATATTACCGATACCATTTGCTGTAGATGTGATAATAATCTTTGATGTTTTACCAGATGAGATAACTGGATATGTTGATGTATAGAATTCTGCAGCGTTATCTACAAATGCAAACTCATCAAGATATACAAGGTTAAGTGACATACCACGAATAGAGCTTGATGAAGTAGCAGCCGCTACAATTCTAGAATTATTACTAAACCCTATAGACTTCTTATTCAGTGCAGTACATCCTGGTTGTAAAAAGAATGGTAGATTTTCTAGCATAAGAGTAATACGTGCTAACATCTCCCTTGCAATTGCTTCTTTATTCGCAAGTACACCTACAACTTGTTCCCCTTTAAAGATAGCAAACCATAGAAGATACGCGACCACAGCAATGGATTTACCACTTTGGCGACATGCCAGAACTATATTAAAGCGATGGGCCGTAAAAGAGTCAAACATTTTCTCTTGATACGGGTATAGATCAAAGGGTATTAAACCTTTGTCGAGGTGGATTACTTTACAATACTCGCGTGCGAAATACTTAGGGTCGTTCAAACACTTTGCGTATTCTTTTAATTCCTCTTTAGTCCATGCGTGTTCTACATCAGCACCCCGAACATTCGGATTGCCTAAGTAGTTTGTTTCTCTCATTTATCAAATAAGTCCGGTTCTGTTTCTATTACCTTTTCATCACGTAACATCTTTTGTAGCTCAGCTGTTGAGCCAATAAAAACATTGTTGTTAGTTGCTCCTTGAGTAAGTGCAGGAACATCATCTTCTTTATCTTGTTCCTTTTTACTTTTGTGGAGTTTAAGAATCTTTTCGCCTATCTCAGCGTTATTTTTGATTAATTGACCAAGTACTTCGAATGCACGTGGGTGCTCTGATTCACGAGCAAGTTCTAACATCAGCTCAATAGCTTCGTCACCTTGCTCGGATAAATCAAATAAATCTCTACGAACTCTCTCGTAGTCCGAATCGACTTTATTTTTGGTGCCAGTCGATATGCGCTTCTGGATTCTCGTCTCCGTGCTCATGGTCGTCGTCGTGTTCCTGTGGGTTTTCATAATATGTATTCCATAATTCTAATACACCATGCTTCGTGCGGCTTTCTTCTTTATTGCCACCTTCGTATGGTATAGCTAATTGTTCTTCGATAAGACTTTGGTTAGCATCTTTGCCATTAACCTCAATCGTACCAAGTACTCTTCCGAATTTACCTTTCTCCATATCTTCGGTTACTAGAGTAAAATGGCCATCAGCTTCTGCCAATAATTCAATTAATCTGTGTTTAGCAGCAAGCCCCCATGATTTCTCTGCTAAATTTCTTGTTCTACTCTCAGGTGTATCTATACCCATTAAACGGATTCTATCCCTCATGAATACAGAAAAACCTAATTCTATATCTGCATCGATGGTATCTCCATCAACAACTTTTACTAATCGTGCATTAAATCTAAACATTGTATTCTCCTTAATCTTCTACATCAAAAAAGTTAATCGTTTCAGTGTATGGTTCTTTAAAACCTCCAGCTCCATCACTTGTTGTAGTACCTACTATCTTTTGTTGCTCAAATTTATGAGTAGTAGGATCAGGATTCTCTGAATAATCAACTTCCGTAGTGAGAATTTGTTTGCTCTTACCAAGACCTCTATAATAACGAATACGAGTTGAGAAAGTTAACGTGTATATAATAGCTCTCCTCGTAATTAAATCACCCTCATAATCATCATTTAAGGCAACACTCTCTAAAATAATAGGAGTGTCTGTTGTAATATCCATACTTGGAATATCTTTTATTGTTACTGTATATTCTGGCTGGAACATTGGAAGTATCTGTTCTAATAATTGCAGAGCTTCATCTTGAGTTGCCGCCATAATATTTAATTCAAATCCAACTTTATAAACAGCGGGTGCGCCTAGTTTATGTAGTTGTAATGTATCTCCTGTTACAACCTTTTTGTAATTCTTGTGTTTAGATACACGTGCATTTGGGTCATAATCCATAGAAGATATTTCAAATGATAACCTTGGCAATTTAATTGCTAGCTTCGGATCACTTGTTTGTTCGTTTAAACGTGCAAGTACTTTACTTCTCGGCGCATAACCAAGAGGTACTTTAATTTCTCTAAGTATCTTACCACTAGAATCTTTCTTTACAACTTCCATGTCATTAAAGATAGATCCGAATACAGATACCATTCTACGTGTTGATTCGTTATAAAAATGATTTTCAAACATTATGGATCACCAAACGGGTTAGATTCTGTAAAGTCTATAACAGCATCACCAGCCAATTCGAATTCATCATTATCAGCAAATACATCTTGGTTGTATTGTGTTATTGTTGTAGTTTCATCTGTTACAATATTTAACGATGTACCAGATTCAGTACCTACAAGTTTTCTATTTGATGCAGCTTGTACAGAGAATTGCATAAATGTACCATCGCCATTTGTACTTTGATGTGGAGATATAATTGTTATTCTGTTGTTATCGCCATCCCAACCTGCGACATAACCTTCAACATTAATAGGATTGCTACTTCCATCATTTGATCCAGTCCATTGTGTAACTTTTTCGCCAAGAGTATATGAATTTGAACTTGAAGTAAGAACATAACTATATGATGTAGCATTATCCCATTCAATCTTATCAATCTCATCCCAACCAGTATCAAAATGCTGATCGTTATATTCAAATAATTCAGCAGTAAGTGTATAGCTTGGAAGATCTGCTAATTGATAGAATGGATTTTTAGGTTCTACATATTTAATCTCAAATAATCTTTGTGTCATTGTCATATAAATGAGATCACCTTCAGCAGGTTTACCCTTTCTAGAATAACCTACACTGTCATCATTTACATTCACACCCACAACAGAATCCCATCGTCTCTTTGTTACTACAAAATCTGCTTGGTCACGAATCTCTAAACCAAATTTACCTAATAGATTACCATCGCCTTCAAAACCTTCAGCGTTTTCTAAATACATTTCTATTGGATATGCAGCGGTGTACTCACTCCACTCTTCATTAAGTAAAGCATCTTCCGATATACGAGTACGTGGAATATATACCACGTCTTGCCCAAATATTTTAATACTTTCTGTTACAAGATCTTCATACAGATCCTGTTCAGATTTTACAGCACCTGAAAAATATACTGATGTAGCCATTAATTACCCCATTAAAAAGTTATCTGGCATGGCCCAAATTAGCCTAGCTTCTTCTTCTAACCCCTGAATTTCCTCGATAGCGTCTTCATAAATTTGACGTCCATTCATTGTTATTCCACCTGGCAATTGGAAACCTTCAAACTTCATTAAGTTTGCACCCCATTGACGCTTAATTAATGCAGTAAGATATTTCTTTAAATAGTGATCGTTATATACATCTGTATAACTATCTGGACCTATAATAGTAAATACTTCTAATACAATAAACTCACCAGCTTTTAGATCACCAAAACCCTGATCCATATGAACTCTATTCATATGTCTACTAAATCTTATATGCTCTTCACTATTCAATCTATGGTCAACTAAAGATAATTTCTGTTGCCCTTGGATGTATTCTTGCATTTGGGTACCTAAACCTTGCAACATGAATATATCATTCATACGCATATGATAACCCATATCAAATAATGCAGAACCGGTAGTACCTGTAATTTTTAACATACGCACAACTGATGTGACAGAATCAGAAACAGTGATGTAACTATTCGTTATATCAGTTGCAGTAAGTTCATGCTTGATATATTCACGAATTACAGCATCAGAATGATATTCTTGATAGAATTGTAATGCATCGTCAGTACGATCTTCAATTTGGTCTTCATCCACATTGATTTCGATTACAGGTGCGCCTAAATTTCTTAAGCAGTAATCTTGCAATGTCGATCTTGAATTAGGTTTTGCCATGATGTTTCCTTGTTATATAGACTTATTTATATAAAACCTACCACCCAAACCGCGCTTTGATAGTGTCAATTAGTCCACTATATCGTGATTTTTCTAGTTCTTTTAAAAGCGAATCTGCTAAAAGCGCACCAGGAAGTATATCTTTAAGCTGAATCTCTGTCTCTTCGGCGGTTCTATAATGTACTTTAAAAAATCCAGTCAATCTATTCAATGTTGCTTGGTCTGGATTTGTATGGTGATTATTTGTATATAAATCTTTTGCTGCTGTTACATCACCAAAGGATAACAGTCTAAAATTAGAGTCTTTAGATTTTTTACTATGTAAATGTACGAATGCTAACGCTAATTGCTGGTCATACGTTAATGCATCTAAATCAGTCTCATGATGATATGTACCATTATCTATTTTTTGTTTTAGGTTAGATATAAAGAATGGTGTAGCAATAGTTCCTAATGGACGACTATATGGTTTCCATGTTCTTACATCTTTCCTTGCATTAAATCTATCTAAATGGCCAATGTATCTATTCACTGCGGTTTCTACAGAGTCAACCGTAAACTGTACATAACCATATGCTGTAGTACTACTTGCCGCTGCATCCTTTTTCCAATCTGATTCTATACCAACTAACTCATCCATAAACCATAATACATTACCTTCAAACGCATGATATTTAAAATCATCAAGTTCTGCTTGAGTGAAATATCCTTGAGATGATGTTTGGAATCTTCGTATATCGTC